GCGGAACAGTACTCTAGTTCCTCCAGGCTGTCCCGAAACTCCGCGGTGACCTTAAGGCCAAGCGCGGAGGCGAGCTCGAGTTGGTTGGCAGTGAAGCGCTTGCGGTCAATCGGACCGTTGGCATCATTCATGCATTGCGCGATAAGGGCGACGTCATCTCCAGTGACAAACAACGTGCCACGAGTGTACGGCGCCAGTTTCCACATGCAGTACAAATCGCAACACAACGATATCAACGTGTTGCCACAGCTGGTGTTTGGACTGCCAGACGTGCGTGACCCGTCGACACGGTATCTCGTACCGTGCCTGGTCAAGCCACGTGTCGTGAGCTGGGCGTCGCGCAACACCTACACGGTGTGCGGATTTAACCCAAGGTGCTCATAGACCCAATACTCGAACTGGAGCATGTCTTGCGTGATTGTGGAATCAAAGCGCGACTTGTCACTTTCGTAAAAGACAGTGGCCCCCAGAGCTGCATCATATGCTACCTGACCGACTTATGTGGAATTCATCCCGGCGGTGAAGTAGATCGTTAAGTCCAAACCGCCGAGGACAAATCGGCGGCCTTGGAGTCCATCGGGCGACGCCAACAAAGACGTTATGCTGGCGATACGTGGCCCCAAGAAGACCAACATCTCGTTGCTGATCCCTTGGATGATGCGGGATTGCTTGTCCGTGTTGTTCAAGGGTCCCTGCTCTGCTTCTTTCTTCATGAAGGCGCGAATCAACTTGTTTTCCGAAACAAAGTCGGTCAAGTGATGGCGATTCAATTCGGCTGCGAAGCACAGCGACAGTAACTGCCGCTTCTTTGGTTCATACCGGGCCACCCACGCGGCGAAGGTATACCAAATGCGCACCTTGTTAGGCAGTAACAGGTGGATGTGTAACTCGAAGAAGAGGCGAAAGGCCTCGTACACTTCCTTGAGCGTCACCGGTGTCTTGGTGAGTTACCGCTCAAGCGCTTGCAGCTCGTTGTCTCGTGTGTCGTTCACGAATCGCGGGTACCGCTAGAACACTTCGATAGCGCGTACGGGTTGTTGCGGATTACGTGGCTCGTGCTGTTAGTCGAGTCGATACATCGCGCTGGCTTTCAATTCTGGATGCGGGACATTGAGGTCCACGCGCGTGATAGCCAAGGCGCGGCAAACGACGGTCGTGAGACGATGCGATGCGATCGGCGGTAGCACCTTGTGCAATACCAGCGATGTCACGTCTTTGATCGTGACGGCAGCGATCAAGACTGTGAGGTCAATAGGGACGTTATCCCAGAACCGCATCAACAGCGGGTCGTCCATTCGCCAGACGACCACCTGGGCGACGACCAGGAGGAGGGCGAGGTAGGCGACGGCACTATACGCCAGAGACGCGAGCAGGAATGCTGCGTTGGTCACGGCGTGCCAGGGTCGGACGAGCGCCCAAAGAAGTAAGACGACTAATCGGATGACGCGTAGGCGTCGCGTGAGGGGGTCTTCTTCCTCGTCGTCCAAACCAAGCCAGCGCTCACGCAACCTCGCGAAGTAAGTGCGGTTGGACTCGAGGGTGTCTAACAACCGTTCTTCGTTGGGGTGCACGCTGGTGATGTGGGCGACGATGGCGCTGGCGGCTTCGTGAATACGGCCGACTGGGACAACGTTGAGTTATGCCAGTTTCGACACGACGACCGCAGTCAACGTGACGATGCGTTCTTACGAACGCCGGACGTACGTCCTCTCATAGGCGCCTCGTAGCGGGTCGAGCGGTACAACGAGCGTCTCACCAGCGGTGAGCACCAGCTCGTTGCCGTACACAAAGGCACCATCGAAGACCCATTACGCGGTTTGAACCGGGTTGGGCACGAAATCATGCCGCGCGCGGCTGACAAGGTAGACAGTGGTCTTCCAAGCTCGGTCGGCCGTGAGCGTCGACGACGTGGCGGATATGGCGCGCAGGGTGAGGCCGTTCATGACGGCGCCACCGGCCCGTAGCCAGTCGACAGCGGGGTTGGTGTACGAGACTACACCCGTCTCGTCCACTTGGGTGATCATATCCGGCTGGCTTCTCACATACCGGTGCTCACCGAAGAGGTCTCCGCTGGCGCCGAGGAAATCATGCACTATCACGTACACTGTGTGCATCCTCGGCCTCGCGAAAATCGCCACCCAATCCGCAGGCGTGAAATAATACGCGGAATGTGTGCAGATGGCGATT